GTCGCGCCGCGGCCGAAAAAGGAGCGCAAGATGCCGGCCCGGCACGTGGTTGAGGTCGATCGTGGCGGTGGTCGCGTCTCGAGGCATGAATTTCCAAACCGGAAGGCGGCGAAACAGTTCGCCTCCCAGGAGCGCGCCAAGGGCTGGTTACCGCAGATGCGCGGAAAGACCGGCGTGCAACCGCGCAAGAAGAAGGAGCGGGCCCAGTTGGGGCCGCATCCGTTCGCATCGTTCGGTCAGGGTCATTGACGGTCTGCCGCCGGGCAGCGTAACGTCGCAGATCGGAGGCACCGCAAAATGGCGAAGGTCAACCCCAAGAAGGTCGAAGCTCTCGTGAAGAGCCGCACCAAGTCGGTGCCGCCTTTTCTGAAGAAGGGCGCGAACGACGGCGACGAGGACGAGGACGACAAGGAGGGCGGCGCCCACGACGAAGAGGAGGGCGGCGGCGAGGAGGGCGGCGGCGACGAAGACTGCCCGGAGTGCGGCGGCGAGATGGAGGACGGCGTCTGCGAGGACTGCGGCTACGAGGAGGGCGGCGCCCACGACGACCTCGGCGACGATGAAGACGAGGGCGACGATGAAGACGAGGGCGAGGAGGGGGGCGAGGACGAGGAGGGCGATGAGGGGGAAGATGGCGACGCCGACCTCGTGCAGCAGGTCGTCGACGAGCGGCAAGAGGGCCACCACGACGAACAGGTCGAGGGCCTGATGCAGGACTTCAACCCCGGTGACAATCCGAGCTGGGCGCAGGACCATGACATCTGGAAGCGCGCCGAGGCCGCCGTCGACCCAGAGGGCGAGGGCGCCCACTACGACGAGCCTTACGCCGTCGTCGCCACCGTCTACAAGCGGATGGGTGGGCGCATCAGGGGCGGCGGCTCCAAGCGGTGATCTTCACCACATCTCGGAGCTGATATATCAGCTTTGTGAGGTGGGCCACATTCGCTGGGCGCTACGGCGTCCACGAGATGGCGTGGACCTTCCAAGAAATACGTCGATGCATACACGTCCTTGCGGGCCGCTTGTGGCGCGCGACGTAACGTGCCATAGGCGACTCGTCCTGGTCGTCTACATGACAGGAATCCGCCGCCCGCCGCGGCATCTCTTGTGCCACTACAGGTAGTGTGTTAGCCTCCGAGACATGTCCAAGCCGTACTTCCCGAACACCCCGAGGCGCGATCGCTTCCGCATGGGCTCGATTCTGGGCGGCGCGGACCTGCGGGCCAACGGGCTTGGCGCCGGCCAGGCCGACCGTGTCTCCGGCGATCTGCCCTCGAGCAGGAAGTCTGAGATACCGTGGCCTCCGGCCAAGAACTGCGACCCGCCGTACAAGAACCTGCGCGGGAGCAAGGGGTGAAGTGATGTCCGAGCCCGACACCTCCAAGAAGAGTCGCCTGCGCCAGCTCGCCGAGGAGAAGAACGACTTCGGCGACCACGGGCACGATTCCCAGGCCGGTGTTCCGGCCGAGGCCGCGCACGGCCAGGGTGCCGGCGGCAAGTACAAGGCGCTGCCGCCCCAGGTCGGCGGCGGGCGCGGCCCGGTCAACATCCCGGCCCCGTTCAAGAACGTCCGGGGCGGTAAGTAGACGGAGGCAGGACCATGTGCTTGAACACCGAGATCGCGGAGAAGGTCAAGGACGGGCAGCAGGCCCACCAGGTCTACGACGCCGCCCATGGCAAGTACAAGGCGCAGCCGCCGCAGGTCAAGGGTGGTGCCGTCGTCGTCAAGGGAAATCCCCAGCCCTTCAAGGGCACGGCCGGAGGCAAGTGATGGGCGTCAAGAACGACAGCTACAGCGGCGATGGCAACACGATCAAGAAGATCGAGGGCGCCGAGGGGACGTACAAGCCGTCGGTCAAGCAGACTGAGACCGACACGATGGAGCGCCTGCCGCAGCAGCAGCTGCCCGAGGCCCCGGCCCCGAAGCCGTTCAAGATCCAGGGCGCGTAGTCGGAGGAACGTGGCCGACGCGCTGACATTCAAGGGGGAGCTTCGGGTCACGCCGCAGGTCGGCAACCCGTCCGGCGACGCGACCGTTGACGAGCTGGTCGACGAGTCGCTGGTCGTCGAGGACAGCGTGATGCAGAAGTTCTCGCTGCTCAGCGACTCGCAGGCGATCGTGTCGTTCGGGGCCCTGGCCAGCGCCAGAATGGTTCAGATCAAGGTGGTCGGTGGTCCAGTGCAGGCGGCCCTGTCGTTCGGGCTGGTCGCGGACCAGATCATCTCGGTGGACTCGCTCGCCGTGCTCTTCAGCGAGGCCGCGCCGTACACTGGGTTGAAGCTCACGCGCGCGCCGGGCAAGGACACGGCGGTGCGCCTCTTCCTCGCGGGATGAAGGAGTAGAAGTCAATGACGGTGACCAATCCGAACACGCTTCAGAAGATCATGGACGGCAAGTCGCCGTCCGACATCGGCATCGGCCTCGCCACCATCGAGGAGGACAGCGGGACGATCAGTGCGGCCACGACCTACAAGCTCAACTACCCGGCGACGAGCATCGACAGCATTCGCGTCGTCACTTCGGGGACCGCCGGCGCGGTCGGCGTGTACCACGCGTCCGACAGCGGCGTCACGCCGCTCGCGCCGTACACGGCCGGCGGCGGCGGCGGCGTGTGCAAGGTCGGCACCGACGCGCAGACGCTCACGTTCCCGAACACGGTAACGCGCGTGATCGTGCGTTACCGGCCGAAGTTCCCGTTCTCGCCGCCGGTGGGTCCGCACTAAGGGCGGCTTCTGGACAGCACGGCGGCGACTCCCCGCCGACGCCGACGACCGGCGGTGAACGGTCGGTAGGAGACGAAAACGATGTTCATGACTTGGAAAAATACGGGCCTCGCGCCCGAGAACGAAACGCCGAACCCGCAAGTTCCGGCCGGCGGGAATGGTACGCCACCGGCGACGCGCGAGGCGCGCGTCGTGACGATGCAGCGCGGCACGCTCGCGAAGCAGATGCGCGGCGAGCGGGAGAAGGGGAAGCAGGAAGCTCTGTCCGGTGTCGAGGCAAGGGCCAAGGCCCTCGGCTTCGGCAGCGTCGACGAGATGTTCGCGCGCCAGGAGCGCGAGCAGCGCCGCGCCTCGCAGCAGGCGAGGCAGCCGCAGCAGCAGCGCCGCGCGGAGCCGACGCGCGGCACGTCGCCGGCCGAGACGCGCCGCTTCCAGCGCGAGATCGAACGGCGCGACCGCGTCATCGACGATGAGCGCCGGGCGCGCATCTTCGCCGAGCGCAAGCGCAAGGCGGAGCAGCAGGAGCGCTACGCCCTGGAGGCCGAGGTCGAGCTGGAGCGGATCGCCCACAGCGTCGGGATCAGGGACGTCGACGTGGCGCTCGCGCTCTACACGAAGGCGGTCAAGAACAAGACCTCGGAGGAGCTGGAGAAGATGAACGAGGAGGAGTGGTTCAAGGACCTGCGCAGTTCGCGGCCCTACCTCTTCGGTGAGACCGTGGAACCGGCCAACACGGGGAGCGGCAGGGGTAACCCGGCCCCGCCGTCACCCCCGCAGGTGGTCAGGCAGGCGACGCGTAACGGCAAATTCGACGCGAGGAACGCGACGAAGGAGGAGCTGGACGCGCACTACAAGAGACTCGGGCTCAAGAAGCCGTACTGAACGGCCCCGAGAGTAGATCCGGGTGATTGGGCGATAGCCCGAGGAGAACAAGATGGACTTCAGCGTCATCGCGCAAGCACCCGAGGTCCGCGCCATCGTGCAGGACGGCCTGCTGGAGCGCGCATTCCACGACGGCCTGGTTCCCAGGTTCCTCTACCGCGGCGAGGTGACTCCCGCGGAGTTCCCCGGCCAGGTCGGCGACAGCATGAACTTCACCGGCGTCGGCCTCATGAAGAAGAGGCAGCGGCCGGTTCCACCCGGCCAGGACCCGACGCCGTCCTCGTACGGCAAGGAGCAGTGGCGCGCCCAGCTCCAGCAGTACGGCGACTCGGTCGACACTGACATGCTCACCAGCATGGTGGCGATCGCCAACCTGTTTCTGCGCGACGGCCACCAGATCGGCATCGGCGCCGGGCAGTCGCTCAACGGCGTCGCCCGCGACGCGCTGTACAACGCCGCCGAGTCCGGCCACACCGTGGCTGACACCGGCCCGCAGTCGGGCACCACGCTCCGCGTCAAGCGCCTGAACGGCTTCACCCGCGCCCGGCGCCCGGACCTCACGGGCGCCTCGCCGGTCCAGTTCTCCACGGTCTCCGGGTCGAACCCGCTCAAGGTCACGATCTTCGACAACGCCGTGGCCACCGCGAACACGGTCATCGGCTTCACCGCCGACACGTCCGGTGACGAGGTCGGCCCGGGCACGCTCACGCTTGGCACCGCCGCCACCTCGGTCGCGGACCGGGCGTACGTGTACGCGTACGACGCGACCTCCTGGGTCCTCGTCGGCGGCGGGAACAAGGTCGACGACGTCGGCAGCAACGACCTCTTCAAGCTCGGCGACGTCCGCACGGCGGTGGCGCGCTTCTGGCAGGTCAACGTGCCGGAGCACGAGGACGGGACGTTCCACGTCCACCTCGACCCGACGTCGATGACACAGATCTTCGCCGACGACGAGTTCGAGCGGCTGCTCACGGCCATGCCGGACCACTACACCTACCGCGAGTTCGGCCTCGGCCAGCTGCTGGGCTGCACGTTCTTCCGCAACAGCGAGGCCCCGATCCTGATGACCGTCGGCGCCGGCGACGGCGTTTTCACGCTCGACGACCCGTTCGCGGGCGAGATGACCAACAACGGCAACGCCACCACCGGCGTTCCGCTCCACCGGGTGCTCTTCACCGGCCAGGAGTGCTGTCACGAGTATTACAGCGACCTCTCGGCGCTGCTCACCGAGGCCGGCGTCACCGGCAAGATCGCGGAGCCGCAGATCACCAACAACGGCATCGAGGTCATGACCGAGCGCACGCGCCTGATCCTCCGCGCGCCGCTCGACCGCTTCCAGCAGAAGGTGTCGACGACCTGGCAGTTCGTCGGCGACTTCCCGGTCCGCACGGATGCGGCCACCGGGGACGCGGCGCGCTACAAGCGCGAGCTGATCGTCGTCCACGGGCAGTAAGAGGAGAACCCGGTGTCAACCGCGACGGTGCAGCTCAGCAGTTCGCCCCCGCCATCGGCGGGTGGCGGAGCCGCGCCGCCGCGTCAAGTCTTCGGCCTCACGGCCGATGTCGCCGACCTCAGCGTCGGCATGGGCCCGCTGATCCTTCGGGACAGTTTGGATCACGACGTGCTGTCAGTGACCCGGGCCCACCAAGGCGACGATGCCGCTGCGCGCGGCGTCTACAGCAGCGCCTTGGTCTTCGAGCTGGCCGTCATCGCAGGCCGCGCCGGTCCCGGTTCAGGGAACGCGCCGGCCAGCGACTGCGGCCAGCTCGCCATCCCGGGCAAACCCTGGCTTCGGCCACGGAACCGCCCGGTCGCCGCCATTGTGCGGCATTCGGGGTACTCGCCTCCCGTAGGGGGCGAGAGGACACATGCGGGTTGCCGGTCGCGTTCTGGGACTTGGGCTTCACGAGCCCGCGGTCTCCGATACAAGCTCGGTATACTGCAGTCTGGGACCTGGGGACCTCGCGCTCACACCCTGGCCGCTTGGGCAAAGCGGAATACGAGCACGAACCCTTCGGTCTCGCCCCACCTCTTGCAGGAGGGACGCTGATGGCCAGGAAGGACAGGCCCGCGCCGCCAGCTCGGGCTGAGCAGCCGGCGCCTGAGGATCTCCACGGCGTCATCTCCCAGGGTGATCCCGGGCTGAGCCCGGGATCCTCGCCTCAGCAGCCGGCGGCGGCGGACCCTCAGCCACCGCCGCCGCCGGCTGTCGTGGCGGTCCAGTTTCGTGTGGTCAAGACGAAGAAGTTCTCGCTGTTCGGCCAGATCGTGACCTGGCGCGCTGGCGACGTCATCGAGCCGGCGCAGTGGGGCTCCGGGGCGCTCGAGAGCATCAGGGCGGCCGGGGTCGAGCTGGAACCCGTGAACTGAGTCCGCCGGCACACCGGCGGGGAGAGGCGGGCCGGAGTTGCCGTTGACCTTGACCCAGGCGGAACGCGAGAGGGTGAAAATCCACCTCGGCTACATGAACGTGTCGATGGCGGCCTCGCTCACGTTCGGGTTCCCGCGCCCGGTCCAGACCATGTTCCTCGTCGAGGACGCCATGAGCTTCCTCAACGACGACGGCGTGCTCCGCGTCCGACAGCTCATCGCCATTCTCGACAAGATCGAGTGTCGGCTGATCGAGACCGTCGACTTCCTCATCGCGGAGAACGCCGGCGACACCAAGATCAACCTCGACGCCCCGGGCATGATCGAGCGCGAGTACGTGCGCTGGTCGATGCGTCTTGCCGACGCGCTTGGCGTGCCGCCGTATCCGTTCAGCAAGCGGTTCATGGGCGGCGGCGCGGGCGGGATCGGGAACATCAAGGTGCACTCGTGAGCTGCCCGTGCGGGTGTGGCGACGATCGTGCCCGGCACTTCGCGCGCCCGACCGGGGCGCAGCTCGGCGGCTCCCTGGCCCAGCGCCTGATCCCGATCGCGGATCGGATCCGCGATCTCAAGGTCCGGTTCGGCTTCCGGCCGTACGAGATCACCATCCTGCGTGTCTCCTGGTCCGGCGGTAAGCGCGGCATCGGCGTGCCGCAGCTCGTCCACGAGTTGCCGCTGCTGCCGGTGCCGAAGATCCAGGACCTCGGCTCGCTGGCGGAGATCGTTTCCCCGGTCGGCCTCGTGGAATCCGGAAGCATCCTGGTCTCGGAGATTTCCGGGGCTTACAGCGAGGACGTCTTGCTCGGGCGCGACGGCGACGGCAACTCCGTCGACGCCGATCAGGAGGTTCTGTACGAGATCGAATTCACCCGGCCGGACGGTCACGAGGGGGAGCGCCGGCGCTTCAACCCGGCCTCCGCGCCGTACTACGACGCGGAACGCGTTCAGTGGAGCCTGCGCCTCGAGAAGGCGATGCAGAACCGCGCGCGCTCGGGGGACCTGCAGTGAGCGACGTGGCCGACATGAATTGTGGTGGCGCTCACAGGTGCGGCTGCCAGGCCGTCATCGGAGGCGCGATTTATATCTGCGAGCTGCCGCCGGGGCACCAGGGCGACCACCAGGAGGGCGACTACGGGGCCGAGGACGAAGCGTTCGTCACCATGAGCTGGCCGCGGAAGCTGTGCGTCGGCTGCCGGAAGCGCGATGAGCTGCTGCGCGCGCTGGCCGCGCGCCGGGCCGAGGCCCGCTGATGGCGGGCTACACCAGGACGATATCACCGCAGCAGTGGGCCAAGGAGATGAAGGCGCTCTGGGGTTCCGGTGCGGCGGCTGGCTTCGCCGAGGTCGCCGAGCGTGGCCTGACCGAGGCCGGGATGCGCGCCATCGGGCTGCTTCAGCAGCGCTCCGACGAGCTGGCCCACGACGTCGGCCACTTCAAGCGCGCGTGGCGCTCCGACGTCGACGGCCTGCGGCTCACGCTGCACAATACCATGCCTTACTCCGGCGTGATCGAGGATGGCCGGCGTCCGGACTCGCGCCCGCCGCCGAGTGCAGCGCTCGTGCCGTGGGTCAAGCGCAAGCTCGACATCGTCCCGTTCGGGCCGTATCAGAAGGGGCGTCGGCGCCCGAACGCGAGCAAGCTCGCTCAGGGCATAGCGTTCGTCGTGGCGCGCGCGATTGGCCGCCACGGCATCAAGGGCAAGCACGTCATCGGCGGGGTCCTCGACAAGATCGAGGAGTTCATCACCGAGGAAGTTGGCAATGCCCTGCGCGAGCGGCTCGGAGGCGGGGAGTGATCGAGCAGCCGTTCTGCGCCTTCGGCGTGGTTCTGGCGCCGACCACCGTCCCGGACAGCGCGACCAAGACGCGCCCCCCGCCGCTCGGGACGAAGCTCGTCGCCGATCGGGCGTCGCCGTCGATCCTGACCGGCAACCAGGAGACGGACGCGCGGGTCGCCATGTCTCGCGCCGTGGCCGAGTACCTCGCGCCCATGGAGTTCAGGCCGAGTGGGGGCCGGCTGGTCCGATTCGAGTCGGCGTTCTACGAGTGGGCCGTGCCGGAGGTCGAGGCCGCTTACCCGTCCGTGTGCGTCTACGCGAACGGCGCTCAGACGTATGACGCGAACGGCTTCACGCCTCACGTCGGCATCTCGCCGCGTGTCCACCTCTCCGCCAACGACTTCCTCATCCACACGTCGAACCTCACGCTCGCGCTCAAGATCCAGGTGTACGCGAGTGACCCCGAGGAGAGGATGGCCCTGGTCGCCGGCCTGGAGAACGCGTTCTCGCCGGTCCTGTTCCAGTCCGGGTTCCGCCTGGACATGCCGCACTACTTCGGCGCGCGGGCGGCGTTCCTGCAGAAGAGCCTGGAGTACGAAGACTCGGCGGAGGACGCGCAGAAGCGATGGCGCCGTGCTACCGTGATGCTCGAGGGTCGAGGGCCAGTGTACAGGATCGAGAAGCTGCCGCGCGCCACCTACAAGCCCGACGTCCGGGTCACGCAAGGAGCATGAAATGGGTTTCATTCGCCGATTCAGCGCTTTCCCAGGCGTCGACGTCATCACCCAGATTGAGGGCGTCGACATCATCGATCTCACCCCGCCCGGGCCGATCACCGGCGTCGGCACCGGCGTCGCCTGCGTGGTCGGAGAGTTCGCCGACATGACGTACGGTGTGGCGATCAGCAGCGCCGGCGTCGTCTCGACCGCGCCGCAGGCGGTCGAGATCTTCTCGTCTGCCGACCTGCTCGGGAAGGTCGGCGGCTTCGACGAGACCATCGGCGAGTTCGGCGTCTCGATGGGCAACGGCTTCGTCGAGGTGCGCAACAAGAAGTATTCAAGACTCATCGTGGTGCCGGTGAACCTGGCGTCGTCTCGCGGCGTGCGCGTCTTCCGCGACCTTCCGACGAACCGCGGTGCCACGGATCCGACGTCGATCGTCCCCGTCCAGGCGGCGGCGGTCCTGGCTGGCCGCGAGTTCAAGAGCGGCTCCAACCGCGTCCGCATCGGGCGCCAGGTCAACTTCAGCAACGCCCTGGCGTACGCTTCCGGTACGGACGGCGCTCAGGCCAGCAACGCCGGGCCGGCGGCCACCGGCGTCTTCACCTCGGCCGGCTCGACGTTCCAGACTGCCGGCGCCCAGAAGGGCGATATCCTGGTGCTCGGCGTCATCGGCGGCTCCGGACTGCCCGGCACCTACCGTATCGTCTCCGTCGACAGCCAGACCCAGATCACGGTCGAGCGCATGGACGGCGCCAGCTTCACCTGGGCCTCCATTTCTTCACTGCCGTTCCGGCTGCACCCGGCCGCGACCGCGGACTCGGTCGGGCCTGGGTTCGACGCCGCTGACGCTGGCGGCTACACGGTCCCGGCGCGACCGCTCGACGCGACCATCACGAGCGGCACGGTGCTGACGCCGACGATCATCCCGAGCGCCGGCACCGCCACATCGTGGGACACGCTCTCTGGCCTCGGCGCTCGCGCCAACGGCGACGGCACCGGCCTGATCTACACCTCGGCCGTGCAGGCGCCGAACGCCGTCTCGGCCTCGGCCATCGATACCCTGTACGGGACGGCCATCGACGTTCTCCTGAACGACGCCGCGCCGCAGAACGACGTCGACCTCGTCTGGGCGGCGAGGAAGTCCTCGACCATCGCGTCCAAGCTCAAGGCCCACGCCGACGCGCAGAGCGCGCAGGGGCGCGGACGCATCGCTGCGATTTCCCCGCCGCTGACGACGCTGACCGTCACCGCGGCCATCGCCGCCACGTATCCCGGCGTCGGCGGCAACCGCGACGAGCGCGTGGCCTACAACTGGGTCGGGGCCCTGACCCAGATCCCGGAGGCGGTCGGTTTCGCCCTCAAGGGCGCCGACGGCGTGCTCTACTCGGACGGCAAGGTCGACACCACATTCGACTCGTGGGCTGTGTCGGTCATGTCGCAGATCCAGCCGGAGCGCAACCCGGGCGAGCTGAGCAAGACGGTCGCGAACGCGCTGCAGGCCATCCTCGGCTACCAGCGCGCCGCGCCGAACCTCGGCATCTCCGAGTTCATGACCCTGCGCGCGCAGGGCATCATGGGCCTGCGCATCGATCGCGCCTTCGGTCCTTGCATCCAGTCCGGCATCACGACCTCGCTGAAGACCGGCGAGAAGAACATGAATCGCCGGCGCTTCGCCGACTTCATCGAGGACAGCCTCGCCGACGCGCTCATCGAGTTCAACAAGCTGCCGGTGGACGCCAACTTCATCGACGGTGTGATGGGCGAGGCCACCGCCTTCATGGAGAACCTTCTCGCGCCGAACAACCCGCCGGCTTCGCGCATCCGCGGCTACACGCTCGACGACAAGAGCGGCAACACCCCGGACATGGAGGATCTCGGGATCTTCGTCATCACCGTGGGGGTGAAGATGAAGATCACGGCGGATTTCATCGTCCTGCCGGTCTCGGTCGGCCCCGGCGTCGAGGTCTCCACCTAGCTCTTGCGTCGCCGGGCGCCGCGGTGGTAGAGTAGTCCGCGTAAGAAGGCAGTTTGGCGAGCTACACCCGGCCGGCAGGGGCCGGGGATAGGGCCGCTTCGGAGAAGATCCGGGGCGGCCCTTTGCTTTTTTGGAGGAGGCAGATGGATCAGAGACTTCTCGGGCAGGACGTCGAGGTCCTCATCGTCAACAATGGGACGCCGCTCACGAACATCACCGCGGTGCGTTCCCTGGAGGCGACCTTCAAGTTCGAGAAGAAAGAGGAGGGCTACCTCGGCGAGACCACGGACCGCTACGACGAGGTCTACAAGGGCATCGACGGGAAGCTCGACTTCCACCTCGAGAACGCGGACAGCCTGGCGCTCGTCGGGGCCATCCGCGACCGCGCCCGCAACCGCCGGTCCGGCATCAAGATCAACGTCAAGGCCACCTTCAACTTCCCGAATGGGTCGACGCCGCGACTCGTGTTCCGCGACATCCACTTCGGGGACATCCCGCTCAGCTTCGGCTCGCGCGCCGACTACGGCATGATGTCCGTTCCGTGGTCGTGCGACGACGCGAAGGTCGTGTAGGAGGATAGGAAATGCCGGCAGCGAACGTTGCGCAGCAGCTTCAGCAGGCCGCCGCCCAAGCGCCCAGGCGGCAGGTCTACGAGTACCCGATTCCTGTCGAGCTGTCCTGGGACGGCAAGGAGCACTCCGTCGGGCTCGTCGAGCTGACATCCGACGAGGAGCTGATGGCGGCCAAGCGCGCCCAGAACGAGGCGATGCGGTTGGCCAAGGAGCTGGCCAAGGCCAGCGTGTACGAGATCGACGGGAAGCGCTTGTCGGTGGTCGACGGCAGTGCCGATGAGGCGTGGGGCCGGTTCGGGGCTCCGCTCCGCAACCTGCTGGTGGAGGCGTACGCCGACATCCACGTGGCGTCGGACAAGGCCAAGGCGCATTTCCTCGGGGGTCGCAAGGTCAAGGTCGCCTGACCTCGCCAGCCGCCCTGGCGGCCCTCGACAAGGCTTTCGGCGACCCGTGGGAGCACGAGCGGCGCATCTGGCGCACGCTCGCGTTTCTGGGCCGCTACTGCCACCAGAGCCTGAGCGACATGCTGCCGAGGACGCATAACGAGCTGCTGCAGCTGGCCCAGGCCACGGCGGACTACATCGAAAGTGAGCACCCGATCCAGAGGACGACGACGGGATGAGCGAGCGGGTCCAGCAGGTCTTCGAGATTATCGACAAGGTGACCGCGCCAATGGCGCGGATCGCGGAGAAGGTCGAGCACGTCGCGGAGCGCATGACGGAGCTGACCGCCGCCTTCCTCGGGTTCGAGGGCATCATGTCGTTCCGCGAGAAGATCGGCGAGCTGAACGAGACCTACCGCACCATCGGGCTCATGCGGTCCGTGCTGGGCACGACGGCCGACGAGGGGTCGGGCCTGGTCCAGGTCTTCGAGAAGATGGGCGTCGGCGCCTCGGAGACACTGAACATCCTCCGGCGCATGCAGCAGCGCCAGGACATGGTCGAGGAGGGCTCGAAGCGCATCGCCGGCCTCTATCACAAGATGGGCATCAAGACGGCGGACTCGCCGGAGCAGAAGCTCATCAAGATGGCGGAGTACGCCCAGAAGACCGGCATCAACCTCAACCAGGTTCGGGAGGTCACCGGCCTGACCGGCCAGCGGGCCACGGACCTCATGAAGGTGTTGCAGCGCGGCCCGGAGGCGCTGCGCAAGCAGTTCGAGGAGGTCGGCGGAGAGGCGACGCACGTCAACGCCGTGATGCTGGCGAACTTCGGCCAGATGCAGGTGGCGAAGCGCGAGGCCACCGAGGCGATCAAGGGCGCGGTCAACCAGGTCTACACCACGCTGATGCCGGCGATGACCACCATCTTCGAGCGCATCCAGCACTCCATCGACCGATGGTTGCCGGCGGTCAAGCGCTTCGCCGACTACCTGTCCGCCCACATGGACAAGGTGCTGAGAGCCGCCGAGCTGTTCGGGAAGTACATGATGCTGTCGCACGCCGTCGGCAAGCTCGGCGGCGGCGTGAGCGTCGTCGGGCTCGCCGGCAAGGCGCTTGAAGGCGGCTTCGGCAAGGAGGGCCTCAGCTCGGTCGGTGGCCTGCTGGGCCCTATCTTCAAGATCTTCGCGCGCTTCCCGGGCCCGATGATGGCGGTCGCCCTGGCCGTCGGCGTGATCCTCAAGAACTGGGACACGTTCAAGCCCATCCTGATGAGCATCTACGCGAACTTCTCCAAGCTCGTCGGACAGATCTGGTCCTTCCTCAAGCCGCTGATCGACTTCCTCGAAGTGCTGGGCTCGGCGGTGCTGCGGACAGCGCTGTCCGCGCTCAACTTCGCGCTGCAGCAGATCGTCGCAGCCGTCAACGACATCATCTGGGTCGTGCGCCTGCTCGGGAACGTGATGGCCGACATCCTCGAGAATCCGACGCATCTGTTCCACCTGCAGCGCACCTTCCAGGAGCAGGCGGCGATCATGCAGGCCGAGGAGACCGCCGCGGCGCTGGCATCGGTCCAGGCCGCCTTCGTGCGCGGCTTCGCGCAGGAGCAGGCGCGGCAGGCGCTGGCCCTGGCGGACAAGATCGCGGCCGACGCGGCCAAGAAGGGCGGGTTGACCCAGGACTTCCGCGGCTCGAAGTTCGACATCACCCAGAACTTCGACAAGGACTTCGACCCGGACCGGATCGTCGCCGTGATGGCGAACGAATTCGGCAGGATCGGCGAGCGCGCCCTGCAGTCGGGGCTGGCGCCGCTGTACGTGGTGCGGTAGGTGGCGTTCTCGGTCGACAGCGTCGGCGCATTCGTCATCCGCGAGCTGACCGGCGACAAGCGCGAGCTGCGCCTGGTGGACCGAGCCCTCCCTTACAGGCCGCTCACGCTCGAGGGGGTGCAGGACAACGAGGCGACCAAGTACGCCGGGAACCCGGTGCGCTCGCTGCAGGTGTTCGGACCGAGCGAGAAGGACACCACGATCAAGGGGTTCTGGAAGGACATCTTCATCGGGGACGCCGCGGCGCCGGCGGCGACCGTCGATGGGCGACCGCTGCTGTCGGCGCGCGTCTTGTCTGACCTCGTCGATGACGTCCGCGAGAAGGGCCAGCTCGTCGAGGTGACGTGGCTGCACGAGCAGCGGCAGGGCATCATCGGGCGCTTCAAGAAGGACTGGCACAACCTCCACGACCTCGAGTGGGAGATCGACTTCGTCTGGGCCGGCAAGTCCAAGAACGTGCTCACCGGCGCCGCGCGGGTGCTGTCCAGCGCCATCCAGTCGGCGAGCGCTCTGGTGAGCGGCGTGGCCTCGAAGGTCAACGACTTCGTCACCAAGTCCGAGCAGCTCGACCAGAGCAGCGATCTCGTCGAAGAGATCAGGACCAAGGCGAATTCGATTCGCGACACGGCCGACTCGCTGCTCGACCAGGCCGACAACGCCGCGCAGAACGTCGTGGACCAGCTCACCGCGGCGCTTGGCATCGCCGGCCAGTTCCAGGGCATCGTGCTCGATGCTGGCGACGTGGTGACGGCCGCGTACTCGCGCGCCGAGGCCGCCGCGCTTGGCCTGTCCAACCTCGGCTTGACGGCGAGCGCGGTGGACAAGGCGGCGAACGCCGACGAGCCGATCCCGCCGGACGTCGTCGGCGTCGCCGTGGCGGCGTCCGAGGCCAACCGCGAGGTTGTGCGCTCGGCCAGACAGGCTCGCTTCCGAGCCGCCCACGCGCGCGACCAGATGCTCAGGAGCGCCGAGCCCAACCTCCTAGCCGCCTTCACGGCTCGGCAGGACCAGGACCTGCGCGACGTGTCGCTCCGCTACTACGGAACCGCGGAGCACTGGCGCGATCTCATGACGTTCAATGGCTTCGGCAGCTCCAGGCTCCTCGCCGGGAACACGGTCTTCGTGCCCCGGCTGTCGTCGGAGTCTGCCAAGTGACCACCGCGGTCCTCTATCGGCCCAGCTGGGTCGTGAACATGACCATACGCTTCGACGAGGCGCTGCTGGTCCAGACCACGCCCGTGGCCGACGAGTTCGGCGCCGAACCGACCACCGATCCGCGCGTCGTCCCCGGCACCGTGCTTGCCAGCGGGCGCGTGGTCCCCGGCCTGGCGCCCGCGCCGCGCTCGGACCTGAAACCGCTGGTGCTGCAGCCGAGCCGAGAATCCCTGCTGGCGAACATCAGGCCCATGTCCTGTACGGTCGAGAGCCCGACGCCGCGGCAGGCCGGCAAGTTCAAGATGGCCATCGCCTACAGGGACTTCCCGATCGACCCGCGCCTGTGCCGCGCGATCGGCGTCGAGATCTACCTCGGCAGTATCCCGGACGACGACTTCGCGCGCGGCATCACCGGGCCCGGCTCCGGGAAGACCAGGTCGAGCCAGATCTCGTCGCAGCAGTCCGGCCAGGCGAACAGCGAGAAGCTCCTGATGGTCGGCTTCGTCGACTCGCAGAACGCCGACCACGACGAGAAGTCGTCCCGCATCAACATGGAGGGCCGCGACCTCCGCGGCTACTTCCTCGACGGCAAGCCCGCGCCGGCGCTACTGGCCAAGCTGGACCTGCGCAAGCCGATCGCCACCGGGGCGCGCCCGATCGGCGCCACCTTCGGCCATATAGCCTCGGTTCGCGGTGACGGCGTGGTCGAGCAGATCTTGGCACTGTGCCCGTTCGGGCAGCTCATCACCGTGGTGGTCGACCAGGGCGAATGGCCGAACAACGTGATCCCATCGCCGGGAACGGCCGACGGCGCCACGCGCGTCACCCTCGGGGCCTCCGGCGGGCAGGCGCGCGGCCAGCCGGGCCAGCCGGGCCAGCAGCAGCAGGGCGGGCAGCAGGCCGGCACGACGTCGTCGAGGCCGAGCGCGTGGGACCTGATCACGCAGTATTGCTTTCTCGTCGGCGCGGTCCCGTACTTCGAGGGCTGGACCCTGCACGTTCGGCCGAGCCGCGGGCTGCTGGAGCTGCGGGCCGCCGGCCTGGACGCTGAGGCAGTCAAGCGCCGGGCGCAGGCGCGCGCCGAGGGCCGTAACCTGCCGGATCTGCCGACGCCGTTCCGCGGCGGCGTTCCCCGGGACGTCCAGGAGTCCAAGCCGCTCCGCCTCCGGCGCATGGTCTACGGCCGCGACCTCAAGTCCCTGTCGTTCGAGCGCAAGTTCGGCGGCGCGAAGACCCCGACCGTCGAGGTCGTCGGCATCGACGACCGCGTCCGCGGCAAGCAGAAGCTGCTGCTGGCGCAGTGGCCGCCGAAGGCCGAGGTGCAGGCGCGCACCACCAAGGTTGCCCCGGGCGGCCAGGTCGCGCAGCACGACACCATCCGCATCCCGGTGCACGGGATCCGGGACGTGAAGCGGCTCGAGGAGGTCGCGCACGGGCTCTACGAGGAGATCGGGCGGCAGGAGATGGGCGGCAAGGCCGAGACGAACGAGCTGACCTCGTTCTACGTGCGCGACGAGGACGCCGACGATGTCGACCTCTGCCGACTGCGCACCGGGGACGCCGTCGAATTTTTGGTGGACACGCGCGCCCTGTCCAGCCGCTCGCCGTTGGTGGCGCCGCTCGTCGACCAGGAGCGCGTGTCGTTCGACGCGGCCGTCGACCAGATCCTGAAGGTCCTCGAGACGGACGACGTCAACCTGGCCAGGGCGATCGTGGCGTCCGGGCGGTCCTCGGTGGTCCAGGACCTCCGCACCTTCAAGGTGGCCTGCGCACGCTACGAGCTGAAGGCCGGTGGGGCGACAACGATCGCCTTCGACTTCCAGAACTACGTCGTCGTCCGGCAGCAGGTCGCCCCGGAGATCAAGCGCGGGCATGGCAAGGACGTGCTGCTCGGGCGGACGCCGTCTCGCCGGCCGCAGGCGAAGCCACCGGCGCCGAAGCAGCCGGCGGCGATCGAGCCGGTCGTGTCGGTGCGCGTCCCGAACTTCGCCGATCAGGCCACGTCCGCGCTCGCCGAACGCCTGGTCAACCTCGGTGCCGTCGGGCTCAGGAAATGAGATGCTTGACAAGACGCGCATAAGCTCGACCCCGGACGTCGGCCGCATCGCCGAGGCGTTGTCGCGGCCCGGCATTGACCCGCGGACGTGGTGCTCGCTGGCCGTGGTCGACGCCGTCGGCTTCGACGCCGAGCACGGGTACTTCGCCGACGTGGTGCTGATCGGCGGTGAGGCCGCCGGGGCCAAGTCGCCGGCGCGCGTGGCTGCCGCCTACGCCGGTCCCGGCTTCGGGTTCTTCCTGCCGCTCGAGGTCGACGACGAGGTCGTGGTCGCGTTTCCGAACGGCGACCCGGCCGCCGGGCTGGTCGTGGTCGGCCGCATGCACGACCACGGAACCCCGCCGCCGGCCGAGGTCGCGGATCGCCAAGCCGACCTGCTCCTCCTGGCCAAGGATGGCGCGACCGTTCGCGTGGCCACGCAGGGCGCCGGCAACATCGTGGTCGAGCCGCGCGGGACGGGCAAGGTGCTTCTCGGGTCCGAGGCCGCGACCCGCGGCGCGGCCCGTCTCAGTGACGAGGTGACGATCCCGGTCGCGGCCCTGACGGCGCTGCTCGACAGCCACTATCTCGTGACCGGCGTTCCCATCGGGACGTCGGCCAAGGGCACCATCACGTCCGCCTCCGGCAAGGTGAAGGTCGAGGGATGACGGCCATTTCCATCAGCTCGGCGCTCGCGATCTCGACGAACACCGTGCGGGTCACGCTGTCGTCGGAACCGCAGCACCAGGACTCGGCGGCCGACGGCGACGCGCTCAACGCCGGCACCTGGGTCGTGGAGCGCCTCGACAGCGACCTCGAGTTCAACGTCATCGGCGTGGCCCAGTTCGACATCACCAACTTCGATCTGCTCACCTACGAGCCGTTCGGGCCGTTCCTGGTCTCGCACCAGGTCTCCTCGGTCTCACTGCTGGCCGCGGACGGGACGACCGTCATCTCGAGCCCGACGTCGGCGACCTTCGCCGGTGTCGCGGCCTCGGCGCTGGCCACGCCGGAGGCCAAGGCGGCGACGCGGCGCTTTGCGGTGCGCGACATCTCCAACCCGCCAGCCCCGGCCGGGCTGGACTCACTGGCCGGGACGCTGGTCATCGGCCCCGGCGGCGACTACGTCAACGAGGAGGGCCCGGCCCTCATCCGCAAGCTCGCGATCCGAAGGCTCATCACGCGCCCGGGCGAATTTTTCTGGGCTCCGGACTACGGGATCGGCCTCGGCGAGAAAGAGCCGGTGCCGGCGAACCTCGTGGCGCTCGCGGCGGAGATCGAACGGCAGATCGGGCAGGAGCCGGAGGTCGAGACCGCGCGCGCCGACCTGACCGAGGATGCGTCCGGCATCCTCACGGTGCAGGTGCGGATCACGCTCAAGAAGACCGGCCAGCAGGTTGACGTCTCCTACGCGCCGGGGGTGAGGCTATAGATGCGCGCGGAAGACGGACAGATCGGGAACGGTGAGCCGGCCGAAGCGGCTTTCTGGTTCTATCGGGGTCATGGAGCGAACCTGTCACACTTCGGAAAGGATGGGTAGGTTTGGACTTCCCGACCCAGAATGACCTGGTTCGCATCTTCAAGGATGAGCTGCTGGCGCAGAACGGCAGACTCACCTCCGACGTGGCTGACCGCGACGGCACCGACGTCAACATCTTGGCCAACGGCACCGGCGCCATGGCTGACGAAGTCGTCGGCCAGCTCGTTGACGTCGAGAGCGGCCTGTTCCTGGACAGCGCGACCGGGAAGAAGCTCGACCGCTTCGTCTTCGACCGCTTCGGCCTCACGCGCAAGCCGGCCGCACCGGCGCTCGGCTCGGTGCAGTTCTCCACGACGGCGGCGAACCCATCGCCGTTCACGATCGCGTCGGGTACGGTGCTGTCGACCTCCGACGGCGTCCAGTTCGCAACCACTGCAGCGGCGCTGTTCCCGGCCTCGACCACCGGGCCGATCATCGTGCCGGTTCGCTCGGTGCTGGCCGGTCTGGATCAGCAGGCGGCTTCCGGGACCATCACGTCGATCGTCTCGACGATCTCGGGGCAGCCCGCAGACCTGGTCGTCACGAACAGCCTGGCGACGTCGGGCGCGGCCGACGCCGAGAGCGACACCGACCTCCGCAACCGCGCCCGCCGCTTCTGGGTCACGGCCCGCAGGGGAACCCTGTCGGCCGTGGAGCAGGGGGCGCTGACCGTTCCGGGCGTCCAGAGCGCGAAGGCCATCGAGGTCTACGACACCTCCGGGCGGCCGGCGCGTCTGGTACAGCTGGTCGTGGCGGACCAGTTCACCGACGCTCTGGTCAAGCTCAACGTTAACCCGCCGGCGTACGAGACGCAGAGCCAGCAGCTCGCCGTCCAGGTCTTTCAGTCCCTCGACGACTTCAGGCCCGCCGGGACCTTCGTGCAGGTCATCGTCGCCCAGGTCGTTCTGCTGCCGGTGACGCTGGAGCTGAAGTTCAACGCCGGTGCCGACGTCGACCTCACGGCGCTGATCGCGCGGGCCGTCGTCTCCGCTTACGCGGCGACGCTGCAGCCCGGCGCCACGTTCTCGCGCGACGCCGTTCTGGCACTCCTCCGGCAGATCCCGGGGCTCTACTTCACCGGGGAGGAGGTGGCCTCGCCGGACGGCGACGTGATCCCGCGCGCCCTGCAGGTCATCCGCGTCCCGATGCGCATGGCGACCGCCTGCGCACTCCAGGGTGACAACCCGGTGGTCCTCGCCGGCACGACCAACCCGGACGCCTTCATCATCCGCGGCCTGCTCGGACCGGGGGCGTAGTTGGCCAAGCGTCTCCGCATCCCGTTCCAGACCCAGGCGGCTTTCGACCCGATCGCCTCGGGAATCTGGGACGATGCCACGGCCGTCGACAATCGGCTGCTCGCGGTCGACAAGACCGGCACGGTCAACTTCAGCACCGCCGGCGCCGCCGGGCAGACGCGCTCGTGGACGACCGGCCAGAAGCGCCTCGATCGCTACCTCACGTCACCGCCGCTCATGGGTAACCAGACGATTTCCGGGACTATCGCGGCTCTCGTCGGCACGGCTCAGGTCCATGCCGGCTCGCACGCCATCACCGAGTTCGAGGCGTATGTCGTCTCGTACGATGGGTCGTCCGTGCGCGGCGTGCTCCTCGGAGTGGGGAACTACGGGACTGGGACGCAGCTTGGCGGCCTGGGCAGCCGCTGGTTCGCTGACACCGGGACCGCCATCTCGTCGGTGAACGCGCTCGACGGCGATCGCATCGTCTGCGGCTTCGGCTTCACCGACGTGGCCGGATCCAGCCCGTCCGCGGCCGGCAACTACCGCGACTCCATCCCGGCCACAGACTACACCGCCGAGTCGCAGACGCCGTCGTCCTCCACCGGCGACGGATGGGTGGAATTCTCGGCCAACCTGGTATTCTGGCAGGTCCCGCCTCCGGTGATTCAGTTCGCCGGATCCGAGGGCGGCGGCACGTTCCTGCCGGGGCAGACGCCGTGGCCCACGCGGACCGTCACCACGGTGAGCCTCACGGTCTCGGGCGGCGCGCTGGCGTTCATCCACTACGAGGAGACCATGTCGGTCGCCTCGGGGACGACGCCGCTGCCGCTGGCCGTCTCCGTGAACAGCCAGACCGGGACGCTGCCGGCCTTCACGGTGCTGTCCAGCCGCGTCGTGGGTCCGGCAACGCACGACGGCGTGTCCTCCGCCACGCGCATTACGGTGCTGGTCGCCTACAGCGTGGGCGGCGGAACCGGGACGGTCAAGCTCAACGCACCGCTGCCGGGCTCGTCGGTGAACCTGAATGATCGCATCGCCTACTCGATGTACCAGGTCCCGAGCACGCAGCCGAGCCAGATCCTCCAGGTTGTGACCGGAGATACGGGCGGCGCGGCGGCCAGCCTGACCATCCCGATCACGCCGCTGTTTCCGGACAGCAACCTACTCGCGTTCTGGGCGACGGGCCTGGTGAGCGCGCACACTCCGACGGGACAATTCGGGTGGGACCAGTTCTACCCGTTGATCGGCGGCACATCCGGCTACCTGCAGTCGGGCACGTGGCTCTTCGGGACTTGGCGCCCGAACGCAGACACGTCCGCTGTGCTCACGGTGCCCGCGACCAGTAGTGAGATCGCCGGCATCGTCCTCGAGATCACGAACGGCCGCCCCGGGCCCGCGCCGCCGCCCGGGTGTGTGTTCGGCGCAATCTCGGTGACCATCCTGTCGCCGCTTCCGGTCGGCAGCCTGATCCAGAAAACCGACGGCATCTCGTTCACCATCGAGGACACGTCGACGCAGTTTCGGCGCATCCTGCCGGCCATCACGTACCCGAACCTGGGGCGCAAGGAGTTCATCCACGACGGCGAGGACTTCCTGCCCGCGTTTGTGGGCTCGACGCGGACGCTGCTGTCTGCGATGGGCGCGCCCGAGAAGTGGCGATACGACCTCGTCGCTCCCTTCGGGGCCTGGCCGGACGTGGTCATCACGATGACGCCGTTCGCTTTCGACCTCACGGGCTCCGAGAGCCCGCCGTTCGTCCCGGACCCGCCGTCGCCGGATCCGTGTCCGCTACCGGGCGTCATCACGATCGCGATCCTGTCGCCGACCGTGGGCACGACCATACCCCCGGACTCGACGCTGTCGTTCACGCTCCAGGACGCCTCGTGGCCGTTCCGGCGCATCCTGCCTGGGATGAACCTGCCGGGCTTGAAGCGGCGCGAGTTCACTCACGATGGCGACAACTTCGTCGAGCCGTACCTGGGCAGCACGCGGACCAAGCTGTCGACCTCGCCCGAGAAGTGGCGCTACGACCTCAAGCGCGCCGGCGGATTCCCGATCGGCGAGATCGACCTGTTCCCGTACTCCTTCGACACCGCCGGGGGTGAGAGCCCGTGACGCATCGACAGCGGAGAGCGCGGCTGTGACCCAAATACAATCGTATACTTGGTTCATCGCACCGCCGCCGACGCCGTCGCCGGTGGGCGGCGTGCCTGGCGAGGCGTTCAACGCCGGCAACGCACTGGGCTGCACGCCGTGCTTCCTGTCGCAGGCCGATCTGCTCGCGCTCATGGACCGCCTGCTGCCCATCTCGTACTTGGATCCGATCAAGCACATCGGTCCAGGTTACGAGCTGTACCAGGCTGCCGCCAAGGTCTTCGAGCGCTGCAGCATCGGCGTGGGCATCCTGGAGTGCTCCCAGTTCATTCTGAGCGCCACCGGCGGGGCCTACGCGACCGCGCGCGTGAGCTTCATCCGCCCGAACACCAGCCACGGCGCGGTCACGATCAAGGCCGGAGCCATCGTCTCGACGTCGAGGGGTGGACTCCGCTTCGTGCTGCAGAAGGACGTCGCGTTCGGCGCGGGCGACCTGGCCACGGGCGGCGCCGTGGTCCAGGCGGTCAACCAGAACTACCAGTACAACGTCCCGGGCCCCAAGACGACGGCGCGCGGCGAGACCAGACCCGGCGAGATCGACACGATCGATCTGCCGCTGATGGACCCGCCCTATGGCGACCCGACGGTCACCGTGACGCAGATCCAGGACGCGGTTGGCGGCGTGGCCCCGGCGCTGGACGCCCTGGGTCACGACCGCGGCATCGACCGCGCCAAGTCCGAGGGCGACCCGCAGTACGCCGCGCGCATCCGCGCCCTGCCTGACACCGTGAGCCCGGCGGCCATGAAGCGGCTACTGGCCCGCGCGTTCACGGTCTACACGTTGGCCGGCGCCAACGCGCCCGTGTTCATCGAGTGCTGGTGGGTCGGCTTCCAGACCTGCTGGTCGGCGCCGGATCGCACGTATACCGGGCCGACCGGCTCGTTCCAGAACGACTACGACCCGAACCTCTTCGTGTGGAGCGACCCGCGTCGTTCGCCGCCGCTGCGCGACCTGTGGCTCTCGGGCGACTTCGAGCGCGGCGCCTTCGTCGTGCTCATGCCCAGGTTGATGCCGATCCTCGACGTGGGCGGCATGTGGAGCGACCCGGCCACGGGTATTGCGGACCTCAAGGACGTGTACGGGCAGCGAGCGCTGTCGGCGTGGAGCATCCCGCAGGACTACGCGGGCGCGCCCGGGTTCTGCTGGAGCGGGTACGACATCGGGGCGGGGACCCTGTTCAAGGGCGTCTGGGACGCGATCGAGCAGTCCAAGCCCGCCGGAGCTGCGGTAGCATTCTTCCAGGAAGGATACTGACATGGCGAACGAACCATTCAGCCGGACGATCGTGAACCCGCTGGAACGCCCG